TTTAGAGGTTTTTTTAGAAGCTTTTTTGGATGATTTTTTAGATCCTTTTTTAGCACCTCCTACCATAGTTTTGGATGATTTTTTAGATCCTTTTTTGGAAGTTTTCTTAGAAGTTTTTTTGGAAGTTTTCTTAGAAGCTTTTTTAGATGATTTTTTGGATGATTTTTTGGATGATTTTTTGCCTCCAACAAGGGTAACTTGGGTTTCCATCATATCAGTATTGACCATTCTTGAGATTTTGGATGATTTTTTAGATCCTTTTTTAGAAGCTTTTTTAGAACCTTTTTTAGCACCTACTTTGATTTTAAGTTGATTTTCTTCTAGTTCTAATTTTTCAAGATTAATTTTCTTAGAAACTGGCATATTAATATTATATATTTATATAATAAAAAAATTTTGTTATATATAAAAAAAATCTTTTTATATAAAATTATGCGTTTAATTTAAATTTATTTATAAAAAGATTTTTAAAGTTACCATTTATTATATTTTATTTTTTTAATATTATTATGTAAATTATAAATTAATCTAATACCACTATTACCAGAACAATTTAATTCAATTATATTTGAAGGTAAATTATTTAGGGATGAAATTAAATTATTTGAACAATATAATATCATAATAGATTTAGGCAAATTATCTAATTCAATAATTTCATTATATGAACAATCAACCCGTTCTACAGATTCTGGTAAATAATCAAGATTTTTAAGTTTATTTTTTCTACATATCAAAATTTTTAATCTATTTGGTAAATCGGATAATTCTTCTATTATATTTGAAGAACAATCAATAAAAATAATTTCATTTGGTAAATTACAAATATTACTAATAAAATTTTTAGTTAAAATTATTTTTTGAATATTATCTTTGTTTTTACCTAAAATATAATAATTATCAATATTAAATTCACCACGGATATCACAACCATTTAATTTAAGTGTTTGTTTATTTAATTTAATATATTTCAACATATTAAATATATAATAATTTGAAATATTTACAATAAAAATATCAATTTTTATAACAAACCTAAAATAAAAATTGATATTTTTATATCATAAGCACATAATTATATATAAATATAAAGACATGGGAGTACCAGGATTTTTTTCATGGTTATTAAAAAATAAAAAAAAGTTAGGAGCAAAAAATTTAATATTGAATGAATTACCATATAAAATAAAATGGTTAATGTTAGATACAAATTGTTTATTACATCCTTGTGTAGCTAATATATTAGAAAAATACAAAGAAGGTCAATTAAAAATAAATACAAATCAAGACTTGCGAATACAAATAGAAAAATATATATGGGATAAAATAACACAATGTATTGATGATATGATTGAACAAACACAACCTGAATATATATTTATTGCTATAGATGGAGTTGCTCCAATGGGTAAAATTTTACAACAACGACAACGTAGATATAGATTTTTATTTGATAAAAAAATTAAATTAAATCAATTAGATACAATAGAAGAATTAGAAGAAATTATATCTAAAACAATAATTAAATCAAATGGAATTGAAGAACCAATTCTTCCTTTAAGCTCTATTGAATTAACTCCAGGCACTGATTATATGGAAAGAATAAATAAATTGATGATTTCTTATGTTGAAACTCTTAAGAAAAAAAATATTAAATGTATTTATTCATCATATCATGATGAAGGAGAAGGAGAGCATAAAATATTACAATATATAAAAAATAATTTTGCTGAAAAGCCTGATATACCAATTGTTATTTATGGATTAGATGCTGATTTATTGTTTTTATCATTGGGTTTGGGTTCATGTTCTGATTTATATGTTATGAGAGAAAAACAAATATTTGTAAATAAAGAAGTTGATTTAGATGAAGTTCCAGAATACAATTATGTAGAAATTAAACAATTACATATGTTAATATCTAATCTTAAAATAAGTACAAATGATTTTATTGTATTGTGTTATTTAATTGGAAATGATTTTTTACCTGGTTTACTTACAATAGATGTTAAAAAGGGTGGATTAGATAAAATATTCCGAGCTTGGAATAACATTAAGGAAAAATATGGTTTTGATTCAAAAAATAAATTTGGTAAAGATACAAAAGAGGATATTGAACCAAATGAATCAAATGAATCAAATGAAAATATATATACTAAATCTTATTTAGTTGAATTTAATATAAAAACAAAAAAATACAATATAAATTTGGAATTATTGAAAGAATTATTTACAGAATTAGCATGGACAGAAAAATACACATGGAAAAATATAAATAGAGATAAATTATTAAATCAAGATGACTTGGAACCTGAGGAAAGAGAAAAATTACTTGAAATCAAAGAAGAAGATAAAATGGAACAACTTGGAAAATTTATGAAAGGAGAAACAATGAGCACTGATTTTTTAGAAAAAATAGAATTTTCTAGTTCAAATGAATATTATAGTTATTATTTGGGAATAAATTGTATTGATATTGATAAAACTATAATTAAAAAAATGGTTTGGGATTATATTGGAGGTATTGAATGGTGTCTTGGTTATTATTTGGATACTTGTCCTAGCTGGACGTGGGGATATAATTTTATGATTGCACCATTAATTAAAGATATTATAAATTTTTTTCCTCAATCTAATAAACAAATTAAAATAACTTTTCATCCAAGAACATTAAATCCAGTAGAACAATTAATTTTAGCTATCCCACCACAAACATACAAATATGTTATTGAAAAAGAACTAATTAACCAAATTAAATTAAATAAAAATATTGGTTATATGCTTCCAGAATCTTTTCAAATTGATATTAACAAAGAACATATATTTTGGAAATGTCAAGTAAGAATACCAATTGTTGAATATGATGAATTTGAAGAAGAAATAAAAAAAATGAATATTTTAAATGATAAAAATAAAATATATAGTTCAATAAAAAATTATTAAAATAATTTTATCTACCGTAATATAATTTTTTTGTTATTTTTTTATATATAAATAAAAAATGAAAGAACATCAAAAAGAATTAATTATTGTACCCATAAGCAGTAATACAACTGCTTTAAAAACTGCCAAAATTTTATATAATAACTATGAAATAGGTACATGTGAATTAAATTCCGGAATACAATATCCAAGTGTACTACCTGGACCCGGAGGTTTAAGTAATTACTTATATAGTTATACATTGATTTTTAATGACTCTGATTGCGAACAAAATAAATCATTAAATATTGCATTGAATTCTATTAAAACAGATGGATTTTATCAAAAAAGAGGTGGTGTTAATACACCTTTAAGTAACTTGGGAGTTCCAAGTGGAACATATAAAAATATTGGAGTTTCACCAGAAGGAATTAGATATAATTTAGAATTAATTACTGATGCTACCGAATCTAAAATTATTTTAAGTAGAATATGTTAAAAAAAATTGTAATTATTTAATAATATAAATATTTATATTATTATTAAAATCTTATGGTTAAGAATAATTCAACTATTTTAAATGAAAATAATAAATTAAATGATGATATTAAAAAAAAAATAATTGATAATAACCAAAATAATAATATAGTTAATAAAAATAATTTATTAATTAAAAATCAAATACAAAAAATATTGGGTAACAATTTTAATTGTAGATTTGTGGATAATAATTTTTATTGTTTTGAATTTACAAATGAAACTAAAATATCAAATCAAAATAAATCTAAATATATTAAAGAAAAAATTAATGAATTAAAACTAAATAATTTTTTAGAAATAGAAGATTTAAAATTATCTAAGATAGGTAGATTTGTAGTAATTGTTGTCAAAACAATTGAAGATTATCTTGAAGAAAAAAAAATAATTTTTAATGAATATGTAGAAAAAAATAATTTGATTGATTTAAAAATAGATTCTCTCAAACAAATAATGAAAAATATTAATAATTAGAGTTAAATATAAATAAAATTATATAAACATTAAATATAAATAAAATTATATTATTAATGTCAAAAATAAAAAATAATAATTTGTATGTAAATAAAAATGATGAAAAAAATATTAATAATTCTAATACAATTCAATCAAGGATATTTAATATAAAAAATTTAATATCAAATGCAAAACTAGAACCAATTAATCCACTTAAATCTATGGATGTAGGATTAGAAACTGAATTTTATGAAGGACCTAAAGAAAACAAAAGTATGGATACAAAAACTGTTTTAGGAAAAAAAACATTAGATTTTTACAATATTATTAATAGATTAAATAGTAAATTACTTTATGTAAAATCTGGAGCATATGGAAATACTTTTAAAGGAATTGTAACAAATGATAATGATGAAGAAATAATGAGTTTTGCTTTAAAAATGGTTGCATATCCAAAAAAAAATGGTTATGGTTCAATAAATAATATAACCAGACCTGAAAATTCTGAAATATGTATGTTAAAATTATTATCATATTTCGTAATAAGATCTCAAACTCCTCATTTAATATTGCCAATTATTACATTTAATACTAATATTAAACCTTTTTTAACTCTCCAAGATGAAGAAGTTGTATCTAAAGATAATGCCAAATACACTGAATTTATTTCAAATTATAATGAAGGAATGTATTATGAAACTGTATCAATTGTAATATCTGAATGGGCTAATAGAGGAGATTTGAGTATGTTTTTAAAAAAAAATTATCAAAAATTAAAATTAATACATTGGCAATGTATATTTTTTCAAATAATTTCAACATTAGCAATTATTCAAACAAAATATCCTACTTTTAGACACAATGATTTTAAAGCAAATAATATTTTAATATCAAAAGTTGATGCTTGTAATAAATTATTATTATATAAAGTATCAAATAAAGAATATATATTACCTGCAATTGGATATAATGTATATTTATGGGATTTTGATTTTGCATGTATTCCTGGAATTGTTGATAATTCAAAAGTTTATAAAGAATGGACTAATAAAATTAATATAAAACCAGTTAAAAATAGATATTATGACGTACATTATTTTTTTTGTACTTTAATATATAAAGGATTTTTACCTGAATTAATTGAAGATCCAATTGTTCCTAAAGAAGTTAAGAAATTTATAGAATGGATTGTTCCTAGTGAGTATAGACCTGGACATCCATCAAATAAAGTAAATAAAAGATGTAGATTACAAGTTGATGATGAATTATATAAACCAATTGATATATTAGATAATGAATTTTTTGTATCATTTTTAAATCACAATAAAAAATAATAAACATATATATTTATTACCTTATATACATTGTCGTTAAAAAATATTTTTAAGATTACTATTATCTCATAAAAAATTAAATTATAACCTTAAATAATTATTAATTTTATATAAAATTAATAATTTAATACAAACTTTTTTGTAATATATTTATATATATTATTAAATGAGTATAAACTATAATAAAATAAAAGATTTAGTTCTATTATTATATAAATATGTATATGAAAAAGAAGATAATGTATTAACAAATTATAATTATGAAAAATTCGATTGGGGATCTATTAAAATAGAAAATTTAATTGGTAAAAATTTTGATTATCAAACAATATTAAATTCAAATTATGATTCTAAAGAAAATTTTAAAATGATTAATGTTGTTGGAAATGACACATTTAAAAAAATAATTTTAAAAAAATATTTTAAAGAATACCCATTAACTATTGTTATTCAAAAATATCTAACAAATAATGAACCAACAAATATAAATGACATAACTTATGAATTATTTATAAATCAAATTATTAGTGAATTTGCTATTCAAGATAAAATACCATTTTTTTTATTGAATGTTTGTAATTTTAATTTAAATTTATCAAAAATATTAAATTTTTCTGAATTCAGTAATTTACTTCTAAAAGAATATAATTTATTAGATGTTAATGATTCAGAATCATTATTTTGTTTTAGTATTTATGAACATTATCATTCATATATTACATTTAATGAATTATTACAAGAAGAACTATCGAGTGATGAAATTAAAATGATATTTTTTCAATTATTTTACATATATGCTTATTTGATTTCTAAATTAGATAGTTTTTATCATGGGGAGTATAATTTAAATTCTTTTTTAATAATGAAAAATACAAATGATACTGAAAAAAAAATTAAATTAAATTTAGGAGATACAATTTTTGAATTAAAAAATCCTAAATATATATGTAAATTATTTAATTACAGAAAATCACAAATAAATGGTTTTAAAAATTATTCAGAAAAAGATATTGTCATTAACAATCCTACTTATTCAATGTATACAGTATTAAAAAGTTTATATGATATTTCATCACAATCTAATATAAAAAATTTTGAAAAAATAAAAATTATTATAAGTAATTTAAATGTTAGTATTGATTTAATGGAAAAAAATATTTTAGATGAAAATAATTTTTACAATATTTACACAGACACAATTATTCCTTCACAAATTTTATTAAAAAATAATTTCTTCAGTACTTTTATAAATATGAATTTTAAACATAATACTTCGAAAAATTCTGATGAAAATAATATTATTCAAAATAAAAAAAATATAGATATATTAAATATGAAATCAATAAACTCGGATATTATTGAATCTGAATCAGAAGGCAAAATTGGATATAGAAATATTATTTCAAATGTTTTAGAAGGTGGTGCCAAAAAAACAACTAAAAAAGCATCTAAAAAATCTTCTAAAAAACAAAAACAATCAAAAACAAAAGGCAAAACAAATACAGTTAATAAATATAAAAAACAAAGTCGTCAAGAAGCTTTAACATCTGATGAAAGTAATGAATATGAAGATGTTGATGTTGTTGATAATTATACTGATGAAGTTGAAGAAACTGAAAAATTAGAATTAGAAAATGAAACTGATGATGAAAAAATTAAACAATCCGATAAAATAAGTATTGAAGAAGAAGAAGAAAATATTACTTTAAATACTGAAGGTGATGATGATAATAATAAAGTTCCAGTTGATGGAGAAGAAATGGGATTAGATTACAAAAAAATCATACAAAAATTAAAAAGAGAAAATAGAGAATTGAAAAAAAAACAATCTAAATCATCTAAATCATCTAAAGGAAAAAAGAAATATTCTAAAGATGATTCATCTTCCTTTAATTTAGATGATTTAGATATGAATGATGATGATGAAAACGGTAATTTATCTCATAATAATAATGCTATTGAAGGAACAAATGGATTAGGTGGATTAGGTGGATTAGGTGGATTGGGTA